GGCGTGTCTAGACAAACATAGACAGGATGGGTAGAGCAGTTTCCACAACGTCCTTCCCAACGGACAGTGCGGTCTTCCACCAAGGTGTGTGATCTCGAGGTTCGGATCCCACATGGCCACCACCAGTATTTTTGTATACTTTAGATAAGGTGCTTGTGGCATGATCGATCTGCATATTTGATGCTTTACGTGATCGATGGCCAGTCAAAAGCTGGCTAGTTGTAAAAATCTCATAATTCTGAATGATTTTTACTTGGAATGTTTTTGTTGAAGCAGGTAGGCCATCAGCAGCTATACATATAGCAGGGTAAGAACCAAAAGGGGCATCATCATTTATATCAATATATTGCCTGGTTCTTGAACCAGCTGGAAACCATATTTGCGTGGCGCCGTCTATAGCGGCACCTGTATATGAATAATTATAATTAGCGAGTTCTGTATAATCTTGGAAGGAGGAAGATGCAGTAGCAAATTTCTCACTTGGTATACAAGCAGTAGCCAAACGGCCAGATGCTGTAAGAGGTGGACCTATATACGTGATATAGGATCCCATAGATACAAGTCTCCATGCGGTTATTGTATCTTGAAAATCATCATACAGAGTATTAGGATAAAGTGCAGAAGTTTCTGCAGGTCCATAGGTAGTTCCATTTACAACAATAGTTGCTGAAGATGTAACTCCTGTGGCGCCATTATAAAAATAACCAGTATCAGTTGGATCTGGTGTCGCAAACATTAAAAATGTACCTTTATCAGAACAGGTAACTTCTCCAACAGTAACTACTTGAACAGTAGTAAAAGGAAACAAGCTTTCATCAGGAATAGCTTGATTCTTGAGATGAGGATCTAAAACCCCATTCAAATAATCATTCCAAAGAACATTATAATCGGTCTTTTTCCTATTTATTATATCCATCGACGTGACAGGTGTAATCCCATTTCCTGACATTCTTGAACGAGGGATTCTATCGCGAGGCCTAGGCTCGCGGGATACACTCCGACTACGTGTTCTATTTCGGTTTCTGCTCCGTGATCTACGTCTGCGATTCGCTCTAAAATCGTCATTATCAACTTTACCTTTTATTTTCTCGAGTTCGAGTGCCAAATTGGCAACTTCCCCTCGGCTTGCTGGTTGTCTTCGTCTTTTATTATTCGACATCTTAAATTTTTGGTGGACTTTTCTCCAACCACCATGTGACTTTTACGGGTTCCATGCTTGAGATAATAACTCTCTCTTATTGGTTCTAACAAAGGTCTAGAAAAGCCAATAGAGTCTGATAACCTCAAGAGGATGTCAATAAACAAACCATCAAAAGGATTACAGACACATAATCCGAGTATTCTCTCTTTAAGAAGATCTTCATCTTCATTCATAAAAAGTAAAGATAATAATAACTTGTAAGAGTTTCTCACAGGCACATACTGATTTCTGTAAAAGAAAGGCGTGACTCCACAATATGTTGCTTGTGTGAGGGGTATTTCATAACGTCCCTCATAGGAAATTGAAGTTAGATTTAAAAAGGGTGACATGAACTCTTTTATTAGAGCCCAATTCATGAATTTTGAACTACTGATTATACAATCGTCACCATTGATCTTAGAGAAGTGTTTACGTTTATATTCAATGAGTTTTGGTTCAACACCATACTTCTTACATGCACGTATGTAAACGTAACTATAAAGTCTAAAATCATGAAAAGTGTTGCGAAGGAGAGTAACAAAGCTCCCACTGGGATTACCAGTTTCTTTAAACAACACAGAACCATCTGGCATAACTACACAAGTAAAAATTTCATTAGCCATTATAAAGGCGAGAAGATCATAATATTCTTCATCTCTAGTACCTTCATAATATTGGTCCCAAACATAATACAAATCAATCATGTCTTGAACTTGCATACTGGCATCAAAAGATGAACCGTCAACTGAACAAACTAATTCAGAAAAACGATCAAATTTGGAGATTTCAACACAGTATTCAGCTCCAGAAAAATCCATTCCACATGAACTCCATAGTTCATTACGATTTTTCATAAAGGATTGCTGCAAGTTATTATAAATATCATATTGCGCAAGGAAAAGAATAACAGAAAGACCCCAAATCATCCGTGAACTGGGTTCTTCCATAACTTTATTCCCTTCTCTTAATTCTTCTTTGATAAAAGCACGAGCTGGGCTAACAGGTGAATAATAAAACTGTTTCTTAATCTTTTCATAGATATCAAAGTGATTCTTAATAAAATCCTCTTTGTCCTCGAAGCGTGGCCAACAAAAACCACAAGATCCTTCAAGGTTATCAGTATCAGTTAAAACACTCTGTTGTAAACTATCAACTCTAGTGTAAGCACCAACTTTTGAAAAATGTTCAAAAGTCCATTGAAGTGCTTGTTCCCAAGATTCGTTGCATATATCTCTACGCTTATGACTATATTTCTCAAACTTTGGCCAAGCCAATTTTGAGTCCAAGATTGCTGGTAAAAACAAGACACCATCATAACTTGCTCCTACCGATTGTTTTACATTTGAAAAGTATTTATCTAACTTTAAAGTATCATAGATACCAATTTCTTTATAGAAATTTAAAACTCTTACATCTACACTCTTTGTTTTGATTTGTTTTATAGGTTTTACTACTCCAAGAAGGTCAAAACGGCCCTTCTTGCCCCCCCATTGCTTAATTTGAGATAAAAGAATGGAGGGTTCACTACCCCTCATAACAGGAGGGGAAGCTAAGTAACTTAATGAAAATTTTCACCAATAAATTTATTGGTGAACATGAGCGAATAATTCTTAACATTATCCGTCATATTATGAATACCGCCTACACTTATTTGGTTATTAATTTTGTAAAGTAAAGGTGCATTACAGCTTCCTTTAAAAGTTGAACAATTATAACCCTTGCCATCATATTTGGCGTTACTAAATTCAAAGGTAGGTTTATTGGTTTTTCTTTTATCATCAAGTTTTACATATGGCACACAACATAAGGCACCAGGAGGAATGGCTCTAGGAGACATTGACTTGACTCCTTTGGGTTTACTAAAGAAAACTAAATTTTCCTTCTTGCCTAAAGCATCAACCATCTCGACACTCTTCTGCCTTTTTGATTTACTTGAACGCATTTTACCGTTCTTGTAATGAATAATGGTTACTTCTTTTGCTTTTCCTACTGTATGCTCTGCTGCAACAGCATAATTACCTATAAAACTAATTTGTGACAAACCTTTATCTGTTTGAATTGTTCCAATGCTTTCAGCTGGCACGTCCTTTTCAGTCAAAGGAGAGGATCTAACCTGCTTCTCGCCACAGCTACATCGAACATTTTTAAAATTTTCAACAGTTTTGGTACACAAGGATTTGGGCGAATTTTTCTTAATTATATATAATTTTCCGTTAGTCGCGACACAAGAGCCTCTAACTTGACTAAGAGGTTTATTGCGACTGTTAATTACATAATAATTATTTCTATCAATAGCGCCTTGTTTAGTAAAACGACCACTAGCATAGTCAACACGGTCTTGCTCATCAAGACGACGGTTAGCATAGCTACGCTTACGTTTTACACCACCTTTAGTGGCATTACGTATTGATCTAAGTTTAGCTTCTAATTTTTGGAGACGGCTTTTCTCTGCCTTTATAAGCTTTTCAACTTGTTCTTCTTCATCTGCCCAATCTAGATCAGGAGCTTGAAAAATATCCGCAATTGGGGTCATACCTAACTCTAAGTTTTCACGGGCCCTTGCTTCAAGTGCGTCATTTCTCTTTTCTACTCCTTTTGAACGAATAAAGTCTTCCCAAGGAATGAACTGACCTGTTTGATAGTCATATCTCATTCTCCCTTTCATATTTTTCTTTCTGGAATTTATCCACTTATTAAGTTTATCTTCATCAACAAAAATATTATCATCGGGGTAGGGTGAATATTTATTCTTCTTTCTTCCTTGCTTTTTGCTATACGTGAATCTTTTTATAGGAGCTTTATTAGCTAAAGATTCTTTTTGAAGTTTCTTAACTTTATAAACTCGATAGCAAACATACATCACAAACAAAACAACGAGTGAAAATAGAATTCTAGTGGCTATTTTCTGTCTCATGGTATTGGGTACCTGACCATAAAAATAATTTCTGTTCTTATGGTAAGTAAAATGAGCATTATGTTCATAAGCTGTTGAAGGCCTTTCATTAGTAAAGGCACAATAGACGGATTCAGTCATTTTCCAACAACTTTCCCAGAACATAGGATAAAGAGATGATACTCTAATGAAAAAGTCAAAGGCTTTTCCATGGGCTTTATTTCCTAAAGCTCTTCTTAGAACGGCTATTACTAGCTGATAAGTGATCATTGAAGGTGATTTACCACAAATTGACATATAAGTCAATTCGTAGAGAGAACCAAAAACGAGGAGATTTCCTAAGATTTCAGCTCCTCCTTGTTTATGGCCTTTCCTTTTTGAAGTTTTCATAGTTTCACCTTGTTCATAATCTTCTTCTTCTTCTTCTTCTTCTAATTCTAAGACACCATCATCATCAAAGTCAAGATCAAATTGAGAATTGGCTTTGATGATTTCATCATCTTCTATAAAATCCTCTTCTTCATCATAATCAGAATATTCTTCTTCTTCTTCTTCTTCCTTTTCTTTTCCTTTATTTTGTTTCTTTTGAATATAATCTAAAGGTTTAATTTTAGTAGCATTTTTAGGACAGTTTCCAAAGAAAAAGCAATGATTCTGAGTACCTGGAACCATTTCAAGATAAGTACCTGACGTCAAAATAGTAGTTCTAACGTCCTGAATAGTAACATCATCACCAAAGTCATCTGTAGCATTAGCTACATAAGTGCGTTTGACAGCACCCTCATAAATAGGGTAGACCTTTCCGGTTGCTGTTCCATAAATTGGTTTATTTGAGCTAAGATCAATACAATTTGAACACATTCTTGTGTTAATGATCCTTCCTCTAAAATAAACATTAAGTAAATAAGCACTATTCATACAAAAAGTACAATAACTAGTGAAAAGATGACAATTACTACACATAGGTTTATCATCGACAAAACAATAAGATGGATTACTCATGCATTTAGAGCAATTATTAGAATAGGCACAAGATCCATCAGAACCATAGAGTTCTACTTTTCTTCCAAACTTATTAGCATTTTTAGTTTGATTAAACTTTTTATCTTTCTTTCTCCTCTTCTTCATACGAGCTACTTCATTTTTCATTTCCTTATAAGGTGGAGTTGATTTTATCATTTCCACAATAACATTAACTAAAGAATTGAAAAAGTTTACCAATAAACTAGATTTTCGTGTAAAACCTAGTAACTCTAAGGGAGAAACCACAATACTAATAAAATCCCTAGCCAAACCCTGCTTCTGGCTTTTCTTGCTAAGTACACCCTGCTTATTGAGCTGCTTAGCTGTAAAAGTCCACAAATGGGCAATCGTAATAATCGTAAGGATGCCCAAGAAAATAGGGACAACGATAACAGTAAGTATGATTGATTCTTGGATATGCCGAAAACGCTTCACGAATTTCCATAAAGCACGGGTACCATAATAAATCAATACAACCCCTACACATACATCTATGTTCCATACAAGATATATATGATTATTAGGAATGTTTAAGGCTGGGCTAAAGTCTATATTTAAATAATTATAAACTCTAGGGAAAAATGTAAATACCAGCAGTAACGCTGATATTAATAATTGAATGAACTGTCTAAAGGTATATTTAAAGATCATCTTAACCTTATCATAAAAGGTTAATTGTCTATACCCGAGCGACGCTAAGAGCACTTTCCTTTTTAAAGGGTCAGTTATAACTCCCAGTATTTCCGACGGAATTTTAGTCACATATCCGACGGCTTCTCTGATTTTATCGAGAACACTCTTT